ACCACTAAAAAATGTTAAACAAATCACACTTTTAAAAAATTAGAATTAAACAAAATTTCAAAATCAACTTTTGAAGATACAGGACACGCTATTGAATGGGCGATGAAAAACTGCTAAAAGAATAAAAAAGAAAGTAGACCGAAAGGTCTATTTTTTATGCTCAGATGAGGAGGAGATTATGGGAAGAAAAAAGAAATATAAACCTACTAGATTCAAAGCTAAAACATCAGTATATAGTGAGGAACGTGCAGATTATGCGGTAAATTTTATTCAATGTTTAAGTCATACTAAAGGAACATGGGCAGGGAAGAAATTTGAATTGTTACCGTGGCAAGAAGAAATAATAAGAGATTTATTTGGAATTATAAAACCAAATGGATATAGACAATTTAATACAGCGTATATTGAAATTCCTAAAAAGATGGGTAAGAGCGAACTTGCAGCTGCGATAGCACTGCTTCTTTGTTGTGGAGATGGTGAAGAACGTGCAGAAGTTTATGGATGTGCAGCGGATAGACAACAGGCTACTATTGTATTTGATGTCGCAGCTGATATGGTTAGAATGTGCCCAGCTTTAAATCGCAGAGTGAAGATTTTAGCTTCTCAAA